CGGTGATGTAGTCGGTGCCGTTGATCGTCAACTGCATCGAGCCGGTCAGCATGTAGTGTTCGGAGACGGCGGCAGGGACGACGATGGCAGACGGCGTGGCCATCTTGCCGGAGCCGACCCAATTCATGGTCACGCGGCCCGACTGACGGCCCGGCCCGTAATTGAAGTCGTAAGTGACGTCCTCGACGGCGCAACCGATGAAGGCGTCGTCCAATGCTTGGCCGCCGGATTCGCAGACCTGCTCGACCACGGTGAAGTAGGGCAGCTCCAGGCCGTCGGCGCAAGGATCGATGGGCGCGATGGTGTAGGTGCCGGTCGCCTCGGTGACCTTGCCGAGCGCATAGGCGAACGCCCAGCACATAAACTCCGCCGACGAATACTTATCGACCCTGGCCATCGGGTTGAAGCTGACCGGGTATACGCCCGTGGACGAAATGAATTCGTTGCCCTTGCCGATTTCGGCGGCGTCGTTTTCGGTGAGGAAGCCGCTCGGGGCAAGCTCGGCGTTGAGTTGGCGGAAACGAATGAAGGTAGTCGAGGGAGTGGTGATATCAGGCTGCTTATCCAATCCCAGGCCCAGAATCTTATTTTGTATGCGTGACGCCATTGCTTGCTCCTTGCTGTACTCCTTGCTCAATTTGCTGGAGAAGTTCCCGCTGTTCCTCGGCGGGTAGATGCTGCCTGATCGCCTCCGCGAAGCCCGCCAGCGTGGGCGCAACCCGGATCGAGCTGGGTCCGATGCACAGGAATTCCGTGCTATCCGGCCCCGCGTCGCCCATTTCGTTGAACACCATGGTGCCGATGAAGAAGTCCTGGCCCAGCTCGTCGGTCTGGTACTTCAGATTGGTCTCAAAAAGCCAGAGGTTGCCGAACGCCAGATCCACGTACCGGATATTGGGCGCGACCTCGGGCACGGAGATCGGAAGGTTCATCGCCATCCACCACAAATGCTGCGCGCTGGCCGCGCCGCCGTTGGAAGCCTTATTGCGGGATCGGACGCAGAGGTTGAGCCGGTGCTTCCACACGGTCATGCCGTCGAAATTGCCCATGATGAAATCGAGGTAGGCCACCAGGATGGAGGGGCTTTTCATCTGCGCGAGCGTGCGGATGTACGAATTGTCCTCGCCGCTAAAGAAGTAGTGGCCGGTGATCGATTCCGTGGCCGGAATTTCAGGCGCGCCCAGCTCCGTTGCGAGCTGCGGGATCGACTGCAGCGAGGCCACCACCGAACTGAGCACCACGTCGGGATCGAGCATCCATAAGCCTCACTGGTTGAACGGCTGCGTGCGCGCGCGCATGCGGATGTGGACGCCGCCGCAGCGGTCGGCATCGGATTGCACCACGTCGTAATCGACGCCGCCGTAGGTTGCCGTCTGGCCGCGCAGCGCCACCACGCCCGCTGATGCCGGGATGAACAGGATCAGCATCGCTGTACCGTTCTGCGAGCCCGGCGTGTAATCTTCCTCCATGATCGGGTTCTTGACGATGCAGGGAACCGTGATGTCGGCGCTGCCGTCGCTCGGATGCAGCGTCACCTCAAGAATTCCCTCCGCCGGATCCACTTTCTGAAACGCGGAGACCAGCGTGTTATCCATCGTGGCGACCAGCGAATCGAAGTCCACTTACTTCGCCCCCTTCGGCTTGCGTTTTGCCGGGTAATCGAGATCCGGCACCTCGACCGCAGGCAGGTCGGCCACGATCTGCGAGGCGACCGGCTGAAGCGGCGTAATCGGGACTTCCTGCCCCTGCGCGCGCGCGAGCTGCTCTCGAAAGAACTGCCGGGAATCGGCGGGCGGGTTCACCGGCTCCAGCCGCCGCTGCTCATAGAACTGGCGCAGCCGCTCGCGGCGGATCTGCATGGGAAGCAGCTCGGGATCGAGCGTCTCGCCGACCGGCACGATCACCTCGCCGAGCACGAGGTCGCGGCGGGATACTTTGAGCGGCGGGATGCCGGTGCGCGTCAGCGTGTTCCAGGGTATGAGGTCGCGGATCATACTGCGCCCTGATTGAGCGTGAACGTCTGCCCGTTGATGTCGATCAACGCCTGCCGGGGCAGACCGGTGGTGTTGACGGCTGCCGTATAATCCACCGTGCCGTCTGCCGATTGCGGCGTGGTTGGCGTGCAAGTCACCCAGCCGGGCATTGATGGGTCCACGCTCCAGACACCGGCAGTGGTGACGGTGACGGCAATACTGCCGCCGCCTCCCTCGGCCAAGACCGTGGCGGTCGTGGGGCTGATCGAGACTACGGCGGGCTCTGCCGCGTCCTGGTTGAGCGTGAACGTCTGGCCGTTGATGTAGAAGTGGGCAACGCGGGCCGCGAAGGCGGGATTGGCGGTTACGGTGTAAGTGATGGTGCCGTCGGTACTCTGCGGCGTCATCGGCGTATAGGTGAGCCAATCCGCCGTGGCGTCCTTCTCCACCGTCCAGGTCCCCGATTCACCGGGCTCCGTGATCGCGACGTCGATATGACCGATGCCGCCGCTGGCCGGAATGGTTGCGCTCGTGGGATCAATCGCCACAGCCGGTACATCCGGCAGCGGAGGTTCGACGTTGTCGCGCAGTTGCTGATCGATGGCGGCGACGAAGTCTTCGCAGATCTGCCTGACGTCGGGGGCCCGAAAGCTGAGACGGATGTAAGTGCTGACCGCTTCGCGCAGCACCATGGCCTTCTGCGCTTCCGTCGGCACCCCTTTGTTCGACACTTCGGGCGGCAGATCGGATTTGATGGGCGGATCGGGTCTCCGTGGCGGCCTGCCCCCGCCGATTTTGCCTAGCGTGGTCCCCATAGGTTGGCCTCCGTTAAATGCAGTTCAGTAAGAAGCCGCCCATGTCGGCGCTGATGACCTTGTGGACATAGGCCGACTCGATCTCGACGTGGGTCAGGCTGGAAGTAGTAGCTGGAGAGACGTTCGCCGGTCTGCGTGGCACCGAAATACCCCGACCACGCGAAGGTGTAGCCGCACGCGGGTGTCATGATGCCGGGCGCGGGAGGCGTGTAGCCGATCCACACGTTCGGTCCCGCCATGAAGGAATTCGCCTCACCGGCGTTGATGCCCTGGTTGTATGCGGGCGGCACGTAGGTCGCGCCGGAATCCACGCCAGCCGCCTCGGCGGCGGTGTTGTAGATGGCATCCGACACGTGTACGCGGTCCATTTCGAAGATCGCGGCCAGGGTATCGAGGATGACCTGGGCGGGCCTGGGTGCCGTCTGGCCGTATTTGACGCGGTCCACGAACTCGGGATGATCGAGCAGCACATCGAAGGCGGGCCGCCCGATCACCATGCGGTTGGGCCGGAAACCACCGCTCGTGAGCTGCACGATCTGCTTGAGCTGGCGGATATCCTGGATCGGCACCGACGTCGGATCGCTCCACTTTTTGAACGTGTAGCTGCTGGCCGGAGACGCCGCCGGAGCGGTAGGGTATGCGCCGCTAGAGGCCGCGCCGCCGCTCCACATGTTGCTCCACACGCCGCTCTGGAAGAACGTGCTCATCCAGGCGTACTCGCGATTGATCAGCGATTGCGTGGTGAGCAGCCGGGTGGCCTCCAGGTCGAGATTGAAGATCGAGTCCGCGTTGCCGCGCACCTGATCGTCAATCGTTTTGCCGAGCGCCCAGACGTCACAGAGGTACGTCGGCTGGGTATCGACCCGGTAACCGATGTTCTTGACGGTCGTGCCGGGTGCCCGCTTTTGCATCTGGTTGCGGTTGAAGTCGGCGCGGCTGTAGACGGTATACCGGTCAGAGACCTTGGTCACTGGCACGATGGGAAACACGTCGCGCGCGATAAAAGCATCCTGCTCCTGCGCGTACATGGCGCTCATGTCTGTAAGAAGAGCGTTGACGTGCAGATCACTCATTGTGGGTTGAGCCATCGTTCCTAACTCCTCACACGGCCATACTGACCGGCAATGAAAATAGATTTGTGGGGTAAAGGCGCACAGGAATGTGCGTCTCTCAGGGGCGGGATGTTATCACTTTGGGGTTAAGGCCTACCCGTCAAGGCCCAGCAAAACACACTCAAAAACCGAAAGGCTACGCAGTAGCCGCGTTGCCCGGCATCAGCCTTGCGCTGACGATCATAACGTTCGCTACCGGAGCCACCGGCTCCAGGGCCTGGGCGACAACGGCACCCGCCGCATGCGCCGTGAAAGTTCCACCGACGTCCAGATCGAGGAAACCGCCGCTCAAAATCGTCTGGTTGGCGGAGATCGCCACCTTGGTGATTCCATCGGTCTGATAGCAGGCTGCCTGCCCCGCCAGCGGATTGTTTTGCAGCACGCCCGCAATTGCCTTGGCGGCCACGCCGAGCGCGACATGAACGCCGGGAGGGGTGGCTGCATCCGCAACCAGCGCCACCCCGTAGAATTGCTTGCCGCTCAGATCGGCCCCGGCAGGGGCGCTGTAAGTGTTGAGTAGACCCTCGTTATACGGCATCGTTCCTCCTTCCTACATCGGCCTACGGCCCGGCACGTCTTCGATGGTCGTGCCCAGACCCAGGTTTGCCATGTAGCGCCGCTGATTATTGAGCACATATTCAGTCAGCGCCCGGCCTCCGCCCGTGAATGCCACCTGGGCCGCGACCCTGCCGCGCTCTTCGAGGTAGCCGTTATAAATCTCGGGGTTGCTGCGCAGGATCCGCTCCATGCACTGCGATTGCGTCAGCTTGCCGCCCGAGTTGGCGCTCATGACGCGCGCCTGCTCGATGGCGCTGTCGACCGACGCACGCCCGCCACCGGATGAGCCTCCGCCGTCGCCCGCGACGAAAGAGTTGACGGTGCCCTCGGCGGATGCCTTGGCGCGGCGCGCACTCAACTTCTCGATCACCTTGTCGACGCTGTACCCCTTGACGATGTATTCGG